TTTTTTTTTTTCCATGTATTAAGGAAAACAACGAACTAAAGAAATCATCAAATAAGCAAACAATCAACCGACCGCGACTCACGCGGCCAGCAACATTGGCTCAGCAGCCCACAAAGACCGAAAAGCCGAGAAATTACGAGACACTGTGCCCAAAGCAGAAACTGCGCCGCGCACAAATCCCTCGGAGCAGTCGTAACGCTGCGGGACCAGAGCTGACAACCTCTGAACTGCACTGTCGTCTTCGAACACTCCCATAGCATCTCGAAAACTAGTGTGTCGCTCGTGCCACTGCGGGTCATCTGCGGAAACGTGCATCGACAACCGTTCGATACGCTTGACTACGTCAGGGTACATGTCCACGGTCTGACGAACGTTGTCGATAGACACGAAGTTAGACGCAAAGTACGGTGCATCTGTGACGTAATTCTTTGCAGAGAGATTAAATATCTCCGCAAGAACTTGAACCGAGTCGCCGTCGGCCACTATTCGATACGCGCAGACTATCGAGTCGTCGCCCATAAACACGGCCCACACAACCTTCGTGCCTCGATAGGCGTACGTGACGCTCACCGAATTGAGAATCACGTTTCCGAATGCTGTGGTGCTATCGCCGGATTTCCGCTGGTACATTACCTCCAAGCTCAAACCGACGGACAAAGACCGCAAAGAGCACTTCACATGCCCGTGTAGCCAACGAGACAGCAGTTCCAAGTTCATTCCCAACTGCTCAAATATGTACCGTTCGAGTTCGAACGCAAACCTGGACTGCGACTTGTCGTACTTCGAGAAGTCGTTCTCCAAGTACCTAAGCCCCTCCTTACCGAACGGATGATTAGCCTGGATAAACAATCCTATGTCCTTCGAATCTTTAAGCAGATTTATATGGTAGTTGGGCTTCAACAAAGACAAGAACCGCCGCACTAACACTCGGAAAATCGAGCTGTACATAGCCGACAGCGGCCTTTCGTGGTACACGATAACTTGCGGCGCCGTAACTTCATGCACTGGTTTCGTACTCAACGTGGGCTTGACGTCCGACTTGAGCATCACCAAGTACTCGTCGATGGGCATATCTCCCAATGCTTTGGAACTAGCCTCCAACTCCCGCTTTATAGCATCCACGGCCCCAGGCTTAGCCTTCGAAGCCCAGTCACTCAACGCGTCTTCAGCCATAGCCGTTGGATCAGCCTGAAACTCCAGCAACCTAGCTGGAGCGTCCGCCACACACGCCTCCTGAAGAAACACCTGCCAAATCTCCGGAATCATCACGCTTTCTTCCTGTGGTTGTGAGACCGCTGGAGCATTCAAATTCCTAGCGGAGATTGCAGTGAGCAACTCAGGCGCTGTGTTTTGCCTTTTAGGCACGTTAAGCGCCATGAGGTTACTAGGGTAGTAACTCCTTGGCATTGGCGGCAACCCGAAATACTTCGACATTCTCAACATCAGAG